TTTTTTACCTAACCTTTCATCTGTCACTGTAGGCTTTTGTCTTTTAGTAACTTGATATAATTGTCCGCCTATTTCTTCAAAGTCACCTAGTAATTCCCAACCTTTATGACCCGGTTCTACTATATCATTAACAGTTGGCTTTTGATTTTTGTAAGTTCTAAACCAATCTGCTACTGTCACTTCATGTAATGTACCTCTAGGTTTTAAATCATCACCAATTTTTTTTAATTCAATAGGTATATCTTCTTCTTTGCCTCTGTATAATCTTCCTAAGTATCTGTTTTTATTTTCTTGAAAAGTTTTAGGTGCTAATAAACCTAAATCTACGTACATTTGTCCTGTATCTGTTATTAGATTTCTAGCCATCTTACTTAATTCTTTTAGTTCTTTTGCAGTCTGTTTTTTGACTCTAACTTGTCTTTGACCTGTTGCTAAATTATAAGCTCCAGAGCCTACTGCTACACCACCTACTGCAAA